TGTTCCAGTTGCAGTTTGGAATGGTGTTGCAACTGAACCAGCCTCAATTTGTACACCCCAAATGTCAAATGATGTCCATGTTTGGTTCAATGGAAAATTAAAAACAAGTGACAAATAACTAGAAGTACCAACGGTTTTGCCTGAAATGCTTGGCACTGCAACTGTGTACGAATAACGAACCCATGAAGTCGTGTACGACGGTGATGAAACAACTGTTGTGTCAACTGCCGTCGAACCGCCGCTGCCAAAATTCTGTGTTAAAACGATCGATGACGGAAGCGTACTGGCACTAGATTTTGCCCAAAATGAAACCGTTACAGTTTGCCCAGCGTATGTTTGAACGTCCTCAATACGTTGTTCAAGTGTTGGTGTGCCGCTAGTTGAAGCAACGCTGCCAACAGAACGCAAGAAAAACTTTCCTTCGTATCCGCTAACTGGTGCTGCGCCTGGTGTAAATGTTTGTTGTGAAATTCCAATTCCGCCATTTCCAGCGGAATATCGCCAACGATCAGCGGTGTAACCAGGTGATGAAAATCCTGACGTCCCGCGCGCCCACACGCCGAAGTCACCATTAATTATTTTATTTTTGCCCGCGTAGCGATTATTGGTAAATGCTGGCGCATAGGCAGAATTTGCAAGATCATAAGTTGTTTTTACTGCATTAGCCGTAGCAGCTAAAGTTGTTGAAGTACTTGAAGTTGAATCTGACAATTGCACCGCGCCAAGATTTGACGTAGTACCGCTAAGAATTCCAAGAGTCACCGCACCGCTAGTGCCACCACCTGTCAATGGGCTTGAAGCGGTAATGCCTGTTATGTCGCCTTGATCGTTTGCGATCCATGTAAAATCCATGTCGGTGTTTGACGCTTTGGCAAGAATTTGACCTGTTGTACCGCCAAGCAAGTCAGCCATTGAAGTGGCTACGGCTTGACCAAAGGTTTCAAAGTCGGCTGGTAAATCCGTGACGAGATCGCTCGCCGTCGGCATTTGCCAGGAAAAGGGGGTGGTCGGGTTCGTCATAGGTTGATCTCCTTCTTAGGTAACAATTGTGGCACGCGCCCAGTCAAGTGTTGGCGACACGCCCGACCAGGTAAAAGTGTTGGAAATTTCGTCCCAAGTCAATGCCTGAATGGAATACGCAACGGGCGAAAGATTTAAAGAAATTGAAAGGGTGTTGTATCCCGCACGGAATGACCAGCCTTCGACAAATCCTTGAAAAATTGAACCCATATTGCCAGGTAGATCATTGACCGCAACTGGCATGCCCATGAATACGCCAATGAGTGCATCACGGTCTGCATTGTCCACTTCAGGATTTGTCAGGTCGTATGTGATTTCGCTAAAAATTGGTTCGGGGTCTTTACGTAATGCCAAATAGAAATCCGCCTGATCTTCGGCGTCTGTTGCATTGTGCAATGTTGTCGTGATTATCTGTGAAAGCGTGCCGTAAGTATTGATCGAAGTTGAATCGCTGGCACTTCGTTCGCTGCTGCTAGTTGCACCAAATTTAATCGTTACATTATTTCGGACGTCGCCTGCACGGGTTTCAATACGTAAGCCCGCTGCGCGTGCCTGATTAGCGGTAATTTGGACATACCCATTAGTTACAAGGTATTGGCTGCGGTGTGTTGCGTCGGCATAAGAAATGCGCCCATAGGCATCTTCGTAAATGTAGCCAAGCCCTGAAGTTGCCAATGCCGAAACCAATGAATAAACGTCGGTTCGATCGCTAGACCGCGCCGCCAATTCGTAATCACCAGGTCGGTCAATTTCTCCCAATGCTTGATTTGCATTTGCCCAAGTAACTGTTGGGTCATAAGTTGCCCAAGTCAATGCCGCTGGTACTTCCGCCCATGTCGTAGCGACTAAGGCTGAAAGAATCGTGTAAATCTGATTGCCGTCGAAATCCTTTGAAAGCACCCCATTGGTCAATGCTTTTGGCAAGCGTGCCAATGCGCCCAGTGCCGTGATCGAATAAGTCTGCGTGAACATGGTCGAACCCACATCACGGACTTCTAAACCAATGTCAACTACGTTACCGCCGAATATCGGCACGAAAGTATTGGATGTGTCCTTGATTTGAATTGAGATTGTGGAATTGATCGAAACCGGGATTGATGCCTGATTGACGTCGATCAATTGGATATTGGTGTAACCCGCCTGCGCTTGTTCGTAAATATTTCTACGACCAGTTTGCACGGTTAGGTTTGCTAAAACCGCCGAAGTGTATTCAATACCGTCAATTTCAACTTTCCAAATAGGCGACCATTGCGTCATGTTGTTACTAGATTTCCAGAACCACCCGTGCCCCGATAGTAAGAATTGTTTAATGTGTCAACGATTGTGCGGGCAGTACCTTCTTTGTCGATTGCGCCGTTGACAGTTAAATTGTAAATTGGACCTGACGCAGCCTTGATTCCAGCTAATGTATTTGTGTTAACTCCCGACGTCCCAAATTGATAATTACTCATTGAATTTGATGATGCCGCAGCTGATCTCGAAACAGACGCAAGGCTTTTTGAAGTGCTTAGGTCAAATGTTGGAATTGTAGAAGTTGTCACTTTTGGTAAAACAGTGCTTGTACCGCTGCTGCCAACCGCACTCGAAGTTGAAAACGATTGACCGTTTGGCATTGTGCCTGAAAACCCAGACACGGTCGTGCCAAGTCCAGAAGTTGAAGTGTTGCCCTTGCTGGACAGTGCATTTGCTGCCGATAAAACACCCGCTGCTAATGCCACTGCACCCACACCCAACAATGGATTGAGCGCAAACGCAGAAGCAACACCGGCAACGATTGCTGAAGCCTTTAAGGCGTTGTATGCCTTGATTAAAGAAGTAATTAGAATAATTGTTCCCTGAACGTAGGCAGCAATTTTTGAAACTACAAAAACAGTTGCCAAGACCGCTGAGACTGCAATGAGTTCGTCCTTTAAAGAAATGACAGTTTTAATGACTGTTTTTATACGCTGACCCCATTCGTAAGCGGCTTTTTCCGATTCAGTCAAACCTTCATTGACGCCGCCTTTGCCCGTCAGACCATAAGCAAATTGTTTAATTAACGGAATGATATTTTCGGAAAATGCGGTAGCAAGTTCAAGCACAATTGGTAGCAATGCTTCACCAATAATAAGTTTAGTGTTTTCAAGTTCTGCGGTTAGAATTTTCGTTTGATTAGCTAGACCGTCAGACGTACGGGCAAAATCGCCTTGCGCCGCAGTTGTCTGCTCATAAATAACCTTTTGGGCTGCCAAAACCTTTTGCTGCGGTGTAAGCGCATTTTTAGTAGTGCTGATTAGACCCAATTCCAAAGCTGCATTTTTTAATGTTGCGTCGTCTAAAAGAACACCAAATTTGCGCAATGGTTCGGCTTCACCGCGCAAGGCTGAACCAATTGCATTGATTGCCTCGTCTTGACTAACGTTGTTAAAAGACGCTAAATCAGCTGCTAAACTTACAAAATCTGTTGAAAAATCGACAAGCGCTCTGCCACTTAATCCCGCAGATTTGCCGAAAATGGCAAAATTTGCTGCGGCGTCTAATGCCTGTTGCTTTGTTTGACCTAACGATTGAGCAGCACCGTCGGCAAATTTTTCAATTTCTTTGGCTGAATCTCCAAATAGTACGCCAACCTTTGAAACTGTTTCGCCCAAGTCTGACGCGGCTTTAATTGAATCAATTGCAATTTTCCCAGCAAATGCAACAGCGGCAGCAGTCGCGACCTTGAACGCAGTTGTAATTTTGTCGCTGAAACCCTGCAATTTGCCTGTAAAACTGGAAACGTCTTGTTCACCTTGTTTCAGCGATTTGTTAAGGTTATCAACGTCAGCAAGAATCGAAAGTTTAAGGGTACGACTACCAGCCATTAGTCAAACTCCTTAACTATTTTTAAGAATGAATCTTCCCATTTTTTAACAATGTCAGGTTGAACACTTCTAAGGGTTGGGTAAATAAACCAGCCACGCGACCCGCGACCTTCACGACCTGACCACACCGGAAATTGCTTAAACTTATTTGAACCAAATTCGTAACCGCCCCAAACCTGCTGGGTCGTACCGCCGCCGCTTAATTTTTGTGAAGCGAAACCAAATGAAATTTCACCGATCTTTGATGATTTTGAAACCTTTGAACCCTGAGCAATTTTTGGTGCAACGCGATTTTTCGCATTGGCACTGGCAGAAATAATTTTGCCGCGAACGTATTCAGCCAATTCGGAAGTTTGTAGTTTCGCCTGTTGAGTTGCTTCGTCGTCCATTGCTTTGAATGAACGGACAATGGCACGCAATTCCGCTTTGTCGTAACTGATCGCGTCAGTTGCCATTTGCCCGTCCTTCCAAAATCTCAATGACCGTCAAAAGGTCTTCCGCACTTTCAAATTCGCTGGGCGGTAGCCCCGTTGCCAGGGCTACTTCCCATACGATTCGACTTAGGCTTCCGACTGGGTGACTTTTGGGTTTGCTTCACCGACTATCACGTCGGAAATGGTTTCCGTCCATGCTTCGATTGGCTTGACTGGTTTCCCAGCAGCTTCGCGCTTCATGGCGTGATACGCGAGAAAAACAAGATCAGAAATTCCGATCTTGTCTTGCGCTTGGGCAATTGTGTTGCCCGTTTGCTTTTCCCATTTAACCCACTCAGGTGGTGCAGCCGTATAGGTTGCCTGCGCCCCGTCGTTGTATTCAATTGTTATTTGTAACTTCATTTTGTCTCCCGATTGGTAGTTTTTAGCTGAATGTTTCAGTTGGTGTTCCAACTACAATAAATGATAGATCAACGGTCTGCGCGTCAGGTGCTGACCCGCCGACTGCTGGAAATACTGGCATTACGTTGAATGCAAATACTGCACCAGTTACGGCAGTTAGTGAAACCGCCAATGTCGTGTTTGGTGCTGATTCGCATGCAGTCCATAATGCTTCGCACAATGAACCAGTCGCGCCCCAGTCTGCAAGCATTGAAACGTCGAATGTCCACTGGTCGTCAATATGCTTGTAAGCCTTGCCGTCTAGTGTTTGATAAGTTTCCACGGTTGGGCTATTTGCAAGCACTGCGCTGGTCGCCTGCGCGTCGTAGTTAACGGTTGCAATGGTCACGACTAAATCGCGACCAGTTATGATTGTCGTTGGCATTTTGTCCCCTA